GGAACTCCTAGGCGGGTCACCCCAGCTAGCCGCTCGCAACATTGAAATTTCGGAATTTAATCTAAAAGAACATTTGCGAGCTTCACTCTTCAGTATGTTTATATACCGACGCTGTTCACCATCGGGACATGCTATTACTTTGAATAACATAAAGTCAAATTAACTCTTACTAAGGAACCATTCGAGAAATGGTTTCGTGATATCAAACACGAGCTACCTCGCAGGAAATCCTGCTAACTTTTATTAAAGCTTAAATATAATATTTACCCTGGTATAACCAGCCATTTTCGTCAGGGAGAAACAGAACATCAAAGTGCCCCACGGATCTATGTAACTTTTCGTCACATCACAGTGGTCACCACACATCCCAATCTCACCTTCCTCGCTCATTTATCTAATGAACTAAATCATTTGGACTTACCACGCCGCATTCGTCAAATGCTGTAGGCCTAAACCTGGCTCACGTTATATCATCAGAGTACATCAAAGCAACAGGGACATTGCAGCCCCTGCAGCTGGCGCCAGCCACGACTTATTATCGTTAAACCAGCTAAACGCATCCTTACCCCACCCCACAGCCTTGTTCAAGACATCCTTAATAGCCGCCCAATGCAAAGGGTTCTCCATACTAGTACGGAAATCCCTTAACAATGTGGCCGCATGGGCTATCTTCCAAGGAGCAACAGGCGAAGTAGTACCTGTAGGGACTCGTGACTTCGTCGTATACTCATAATTAGCCGTTATTCGGCACCGAAGACTACCCGTAGTAACCACGGTCGGAGGAACTTGATAAATCCCTGCTGACGCAATCCATGGAAAATCATAAATATTGAACGGATTTATTTGCCGAAAATTCATATCATTATCATTACTTGGGAGCCAAATGCTATACGAGCCTAACTTAAAAGGTCCTGCATATGCCTCTGGCACCTGGCTTAGCGAACCATATTCTGTAAGATCCAACTCCATCGGTGACTGACCTCCCTTATACGACAAAGCAGCAATATCACCACCGTTGGTTAGGTCGGATGCAGTACACTTTTGCCACATCGCTGCAGAAACACAGCGATACTGGTCAACATTCTGCTCGAGAAACTCCTGATCCTCAAAATCAACGGGTCGCCACCGTGCCACAACATGACTACCTGGTGAAACACCACCCGTGCCCAAACTAAATTGGCAAGTAGCCCGTATAATAGCACAAGGCAAGGTATAAGCAGCACTACCCGATTCAAGAGTAACGAACTGCATCTGCAAACCTATTCCAGGTCTAGACACAGCAGCGGAAAAGATCAACGGAGTCCCTCCCGCCACACTGTTTTGAGCAAACTCTTGTAACGGAATCAGAGCAACCATAGTACGATAATCTCCAGCATACGCTGGTAACGGCGTTACCCAATCTCCAACAATACCCTCAGTAACTAACCTAACCTGCAAACCAGCCACAGCTCCACCATCAGATGGATCTGTAGTCAAATCTGTAACTAGGTTAATAAACGCATTTGCCGCAGTAATACCAGAACCCGCTGCCTCTTGAGTCCAGGCAAACGTATGACCATAAAATTCACCCTGGCCATCGGGCATCTCACCAACGAAAGGCGGTGAGGAAAAATCTTGATCAGACCAAGCCCCCTCCGCTTTAAGATTCACAGTAGTACCTGGTGTCATAACCATTGTCTGTTGTGAACTAGCAGGGGAACTAGCATTACGCATCAAAGGAAACAATCCATAATCTTCTGTTTGAGAGGCACACGTCATAGTCAACTTAGATAACCCCCCCTCTCCATCAAATGCAGGTGTTTCGGCAACATACTGCATCACAGGATGTATAACACTAGGCCTCTGCACAACAGCAAAAGAACCAGCCGGCTCCAATGGTAAAATTGAATCGGTCGGTGCTCCAACTGGTATAAAACCCTCTGTACCTGTAAAAATATAATTATCAAAATCACAAAGACCTTGATAAGTCGACGTCTTTCGTCTAAAGTTGTCGGGGTACTTAACCCCAGGATAATTCTCGGGATCAACCAATGTCTGCAAATAATCATTTCGCATTGCCTGATGAGCTTGCTTTGGTTTAATTCGAGGCAAATTCTTAACCGGAGTCTTTTCCAAAACAGTAATTCTCTCCTTCCTCGGAATCCTACGATTTGTATCTAAAATAACCTCTACACGGGGCTTACGGGTACGAACCCTCTTTGGTCTTTGTGGTCGAGCTTCCATCTCAACACAACTTTTTATAGGGATCTTATCTTTACGCGCCCCTACAAAACTCTGAGCAAACATCGGAACAATGTCTGGACCTAAAAAGAGTCGCCTCAACTGTATGTCAGTTGGAACCTGACGTAAACTAGCTTTCCATTCAGGGTCCTCTGCTAAAACCTCACCATAATGGCCAACCAGCCAGGAAATTAATTCACGCAAATACCCGCGGATCTGCGGGTCAGCATAACCCACACGCAACAGAGCCGCACTACGCAAAAGCGTAAAAGAAGGATTATCGGCGTCTTGAGAATATAAAAGCGATGTCAAAAGTTTCTCCCGTTTATAAAGTGGCACAGCTATACCATCAATAAAAACGGTGAAAGCTGAAAGAAAATCTAACTTTTCCACGGGTCTTGGGTCAAGACAATCCGTTGTTGTGGTTACTCCCAAAACACTCCACTCTGCGATCACAGAGCGTGCATTGTAAAACACACAGGCCTCATCAGAAACAGACCACGTGTTATCATCACCACATAGCGCCAAAGCTAATTGACTATCAAAACTGTCATAATTGCGCATATTATCTGGACTAACCATAATCCATGCGTAAGCTAAAAGCACATAAAGGATCAAAGTATTATCAGAAATAGTATTAACGGAACCGGAGGGATTACCTCCTTGTTTTATAACAAACACACCCTCCGTCGTAATAATAACAGTATTGACCAAGTTACGATAATAAACCTGCAAACGAGCCAAGTTGTCTGGAGTACGATCACTCTCTCGTAACATATTCCACCGAAAACTAGCAATGGTCCACATCAAATAGTTTCGCAATGAAGAATCATACTGCGACTCATCCAGGGCAAAACCATTAGAGAACTTAGAAAGCTTGCGATACAGATCATTCCAACCACCCTTCAAAACAGAAAAGCCCACGACACTCGGTGTTTTTAAATGTGAATCATAAAACTTTTGATTCATGTCCTCAAACAACCGGATGCCATGGACAGTCATTTCAACAGGGCCAGCCGTAAAAGTTCGAAGGGAATTAGCTTCAATTTTCTCTTGAAGCCTAATCTCCTCCTTTAATGAATTTCCAAAAACAGCCACATAGTCATTAAACTTAAGCCGTTCCCAATCTTCCTCCATAAAAATATCAAACAGACCGGCCATATGGTCAATCATGTCATTCTTAGTAGAGTACAAGTGGGTCCATGGGAAGCCAGGACTTGTGGTTTTATCCAAGCTAGCCTTTGCTTCCTCCAAACTTTTGATCCGTGAACCACACATGTGTGGCCCGAACTGACGTTCAAGCCACTCAGACGCAGTATTCATAGCGAAGGCTTGAACTGCTGTAACAGGCTTAACACTCTTTGCATACTTAGCCAACGAAATATAAGCGGCTTCCTTGTTAGGAACAGGAAGACCCCAACCACTTCGGTCAACAACCTTCACCGCATCATCCTCAAACTGAGCTACACTCATATCAAGATGGCGTCGGTTTCGCATTTTCCCACCCTTGGGAATAGAACCTAAAACCGGAAAATAACTTTGGTCAAGCAAACGTGCATGATAAGGACCCAAAACCGCCGTATCTTTAAACCCCTGCCGGAATTGCTCCGGATAACGCCCCCAAAACTCCCGCCCCACTTCCACAAGTGTGGACGGGAGCGGGGGCTCTAGGGAAAATCCAGAGCAGCGAGCGCAGTCTCAGTAGACCGCAAACGACTCGCTAATTCGGCAGTCATAGGAATAAAACGATTCACTTCATTTGATCCAGCAATGTGAAAGCCAACCAAGTGGCCATCCTTACATGCAATCACAGGTCCACCACAATCTCCAAACTCAGTTGGAGCATTATATAAACCAGCTGCTGAACAAAAACCGAAACCCATAGCCGGCTCAACCTGCTGCGGATCCGTGAAACCCAATTGCATAACAATTTCACTAGTAGGGGGTCTCATCAACCAAGCTGTGGTACGTTTAATAGTACCACGGTGCAAATACACACCTAGATCTTCAGCAATGGGATAAATTTCTCCACGCAATTCAACTGTTGTGGCAGCATTAGTCACACCAGGAACCGCTCCATCAACATGGGAATGAAGAGGCACAACAACCTTATCACCAACAACAGTTGCTGTTGATGAACACTCACCAGCATAGGTCATTTTCATGACCTTACCGGCAAAATTGTTATACATCAATTTCTTCTTTCCAAGCATTGTCTCATCGGACAAAGCAACCTTCGCAGCTTGTTTAAATTCGTCAATTTCCTTACGGTGAGCAACCTTCGGGATCACCTTCGCACGACGAATTGCGTGTGAGCGATTACGCACTCTGACAGGGTCAGAGTAAACAGGAAAGTGTTTCAACTTCAACTCATCCACCTTTTTCTGGAGAGGAAAACCTTCATCGCGCTCCTTCTGGCCTTTACGGGCACGATAATCACGCTCCTTTTGCAACATATGATCACGTTGCTCCTGGCGCTCTTCCTCTTCACGAGCCCTACGCTCATCAGCCATCTGGGCAGCACTCTCATACTGAGCAGCACGATCTTCATCTGCCTCATCAAACTCAGAACCGCTTGATTCAATATGATCAAATCGCTTACTACGGCGAGCTCTACTCTTGGGCGCAAAATACCTCGTTGAAGGACGAGCCTCTGGCCACGCAGAAATTTTCTCATCCTTAGGCCAATTATACCACAAAGAAGCAATAAAACCAACAGAGAAACAAGCTCCATAAAAATATGCCTCCCAGTTTCTCAAATAATGCCCATAAAGGGCCGTTAACCGAGGCATCTGCTTACACCACATCTTATCAACGTAGCCAGCGGCTGTATACATATTAAAACAACCAGATGTCGCAGGTATACCGTCATATACAAAAGGCCAACCCTCAGGTGGGCGACGATCTGCACCAGTTGAGCCCTGAGGCTCAGGAACAGGGACAGACTCTGTCGCCTCTCGACGTCTCCTAAGACAATCTGCAATGAATGCTTCTTCTTCCAAATGAGTGTTTAACTTCTCCAAGAAAACCACTTGAGGATGTTTTTGGATATCAGTGTCTTCATGCCCTTCATTTGAAAGGGGAATATCACTATCAAGAACCTCAACAGTAATTTCATCACTTTCAACAACAATGGGCAGCTCCTCTAAAGAGATTTGGTCAAACATCAAACACTCATCAGGTGCCTCATCATCAAGCTTCTCATCAACATCAACTTCTTCATTGTTGATGGTTGCCCCATGCCAATTAGGAACTGGGGCTGAACTAGATAACGGCTTCCTCACCACTTCTGAAATAGCTGCCAATCCTGGCGGCAAACAATCAGTAGATTTCACAAACGACTGACTCAATGGCTTCTTTTTCATATAAGCCAACGGAATATCACTTTTCTCCAAACGTTCCTTGCGAGAATCACTGCTTTCACGCATTGATTTCTGAACATTGTCGCGATTTATCTTAGCTTTCTTAGCTCGTTTTTGATCACGGGCTTCGGCTTCATCCTTTGGTTTCTTGGAACTAAAGCCAAGACCTGCTGGTGACTCAAAAGGTTCATCATCATCTACCGCATCATCATGACTTGACCGCTCAAGATTCACATGACACTTACAAGTACAAGCAAGCGGATCTTGACAACGGCCCCCATCTTCACAATCAGTTTGACATAAACCAAAATCATGTTCTCTTGCCGAACCACGCGCGTAATCAAAGGTATAAGCGCTTGTAGGCAATATAGGGACTTCATCCCCATTAAAATCACGAGTGGTCTTGGGGAAAGACTCCAAATCTGCTTCCCCTTTCCAATACTTATTCCACCAATCAACAAAGAAAGTAACATATGGAAGTTTCTCTAACATCCGCATGAGTGGCTCAAAACACTTATATGATTTACCAACACCCAGAACGGGTGCTAGTACAAACATCAATGTCGCTAACAAACACGAAGCAACAGTACCATACCGATTCCAACTTTGGGGCTTCTTTCTATCGAAGGCCTCATGTGCTAAATTAATAGCACCAGACCTAGGAACAACCAATTTTCCAAACACACCAAGGGCAGCAACGCCAACCTTACCTGCAAATGAATACTTAATCCATCTCAAAGAGCTCGATATTTCTCCAACCAATGCAGGGATAACACCTGTCACAGTATTAACCAAACCCACACCAGCCTGACTAAAGGCAGTCACAGCAGCTGAAAATGAATTCAAAGCTCCGCAACAAGCTGCGGTGGACGCATTCAATGCACCACACCACGCTGTAGTTAACGCCACCAATGACCCACAAAAGGTCTGACAAAGCAACGTTAGGGCACCACAAATGGTGCCACTAAATTTAAACAACACAATACACATGGCTATAGTCCAAATCAGACTACAAGCCGCTGTAGAGTACTGCTCAGGGGAGAATTGATCACAACTTCCCCCTTGGGCTAGTCCTAGCAAAACTGACAGTGTTACTAACATGTTTTGTCGGAATATTAGACTTGCCCGCCTAGGCGTCACATCTAGTGGCCTAGAGACAAGGGACTGATTAATCTCCCCTTGCCATTTTGAGAGTTCCGCAACACAATGAGCACATGGCTCATCAAAATTCGTTGCACGCACACAGTTGTTTGGACCAGTAACAACTTCTGAACAACCGGCGTCCTCCGCACAAGGCAGCTCATCCAACACCACAGGAGCAAAAGAAACTGGCTGCTGGTGGATAAAATCCAACAACACCTCAGCCGCTTCAACTTCTTGCTGAGCGTCTTCCATCATCCCACGATAAGATTCATCAATCCAATCATCTACATCAAGACCCTGGGAAACCAAACAATTAAAGCCAACAGGCTCGCTTTGCAGGCCTTCCATAATCTCATTGTAAGACTCAGCAAGCCACCTATCAATATCAACCTCTTGGTGATCAAAATCACCAAACGCATAACCTTGAGGAACATTCA